AAGTCCTGATCCTGACGAGACAAATGGCCCTACCATTAGGTGGGGCCTTCCCTTTTTGCTGATATGGCTGCCACGATCAACGCCACACTCCAGAGCGAGACAGCCAACAGCTACGTGACGTTGGCAGAAGCCAATGCGTACTTTGAAACCGTCCCAAGCAGTACGCAGTGGGACAACAAGTCTGACGACAACAAAAACCGTGCATTGATCTCAGCTACGCGCTGGATCGACACGTTGAATTTTTACGGTGATCGTTGCGATCAGAGCCAAGCACTGAGCTGGCCTCGCAACAACTATCACGTGGATCGTGTTGAGCTTGCTTGCTCCGCAATCCCGAACGACATCAAATACGCAACGTATGAGCTGGCCAATGCGTTGGCGAACGACACAGATTCGATTACCGGAACAACCGGCGACACGGGGCTATACAAGTCCGTCAAGCTCGGTGAAATGGAAGTCGAGTACAACACTTCGAGCCAGGCTACGGGAACAGTTAATAACGTGTTTGATGTTTATCCTTGGCTGCAGTCTTACCTTGGTGCTTACTGCCTTGGCGGTAGTGGGAGCTATCAGGTCCGTATGGTGAGGGGTTGAGATGGCAGGAGCACTCGACAGCGCTTTTAAAAACATTGCCAAGCAGGTTGTCCGCGACCTTGGAACGTCATTAGACACGACCATCACGTACACCCGTAAGGCGTCTCCGACTTATAACACCAGCACCGGAGCATTGACGACGACGGACACGAGTTATTCGATCAAGGTGCCGGTTGAATTTATTGATGCAGATCGGGATGAAAACAGAGAAGAGCGTCAGGCAAAGGTTTATGTAACGCCTGATTTAATTGGCGATAATCAGCCAACAACAGAGGACACGATCACGTTGACCTACGCGGGATCTAGTCGAGTCGCTCAGGTTGTTGACGTTAGGACTTATCGAGGCGGGCAGGAGTATTTATACATTGTGGGAGTCAGGTTCTAATGGCCAAAAGATCTATTGCCGACGACATCGAAAAAAAGATGTTTGACGACTTTGATCGTTTCGTAAAATTTACGGTGCAAGAGCTGTCTACAGATTTTAACGCTGGCGGCGTAAGCCCGGTTTATACGGGTTATTTCGGATCAAGTTGGACAGCAGCGCAGAGCGGGTACGTCAGAAAGGAAGATCCAGACACAAGTCAAAAAAATAGATCAACAAAAGACCCTTGGGATAAAGCTTGGAAGCGGCTTCAGCCAGGAAAAATTGATGAACGCTTCTTAGACAGTGTGATGAAAAGAACGTTTGATTTCAGAAAGACTGTGAGGATTGGCAATACGACAAGCTACGCAGCCTTTGCGATGCAAAAAGGCCAAGTAGCGTTTTTTGTGCAGGGAGACTTACGTAAGTTGGTGGACAGGTATTTTGGCGACAGAAGGGATATGGCTGATCTTCGGGTTGGCGATCGCCCAGTTGTTACGCGCCCCTACGATAAGTACGGCATTGGTACGCTACCTGGAAGAGTGCGCTCCACTCCAATCATGCGAGGTAGGCAAGAATCATGACGCTAGTCAACGCTAGAGCTGCTTTTGAAAAGGCTGTTACCGACGCAGTTGCAGCCGTGGATAACACGGTGCTAATGGTCTACGACAATGTTGCGTACACCACACCGGGCAAGACCAAAAAATACATTCTGATGCGGATTGATTTTGTGCAATCAACGCTTCAGACCCATGGAGCCGCATCGGACTATTACAGCGGAGTCATTCAGTGCAATGTCTACGTCCCAAGGAATGCTGGCACGTCGGTTTTGGCAACTTTGAGCGAGGCTGTGATTGATGGCCTGACCTCAGTAAACGCTTCTGGTTATACGGATACTTTCAGCTCATCGCCTCGAGTGAAGGACGTTAATGGCCCAACACCAATCGAATTAGACGATGTTTCTCACTATCTGGCAATTATTTCTTGCCAATTCACTGCTATTGCATAGTATAGTGCGGTAAGTAAAACTCTTTTGTATGCGTGCTTCCGAGCTGCTGCGGAACAAATTTGGCGTTAGCCAGCTTTACAAGCACGTTGTTGAGGACAACGGTGAAGCAGTGCTGGAGGTCTACTGGCACCCGTTGACGATTGCGGAACGTGAGTCGATCCAGAAAAAGGCTGACGCTGAAGACGCAAACGACTTTGCGCTGAGCATGATGATTCAGAAAGCTCTTGATGCTGACGGCAAGCGTTTGTTCCAAGATGGCGAGAAAGCTGTTTTGAAAAACGCCGTTGAGGCATCTGTGCTGCAAGAGATTCAGCTGGCGATGCTTGCTTCTGGAGCGGAAAGCAAAGTGGAGGAAGCGAAGGCAGACCTAAAAAGCTAATAACGACTGGCTTTTCATGTTTTTCCTGGCGAAAGAGCTGGGAATGACGTTGGTTCAGTTGACAGCTCATCTGACGCAAGAGGAGTTAATCGGCTGGGCAGCTTTCTACGAGTTGAAGGCAGATGAAGAGCAGCGAACAATGGATCGCGCTAAGACCAGCAGAAGGGCGCAGACAATGAGTGGGCGGTAGACTGGAGCGTAGGGTTCTGCGTTCCAGCCTGTGGCCAACTACAACGTAGACATTGACGTTGCGGTCAGAGGTTTTAACCGTGTTGAGCAAAATCTCAAGAAGCTCGACAAGTTAATTGGCAAGCCAAGAACGTTTGAGATAAGTCCGTTTATAAACGTCAGAAAATTTAGGCGAGAGCAGCAAAAGCTCATCAGGGAAGCCCGCCGCACTGGTGCAGAGCTGGCAGTTGCTTATCAGCAAGGATTTGAGCGAGCAATGGCTCGTGACAGAAGAATTGCCAGCATGACTGCTGGTGCAGGCAGCCGAACATTGCCAGGCACGACCGGCCCGTTTGGATTGCTTCCGGCGACTGCTGTTGGTCAGTTTCAACGAGCTGCAAACGCAGCAAAGGCTATTGATGCTTCATTTTCAAATGCAAAACGTTCAATAGATTCGATTACTAGCAGGCTTACAACCCTGACATTGCCAGCGGGAGGTGGCATTGCCGGGCTGTTGCCAGCCGCTGGCGGAACTGGCGGCGGCGGTGGAGCGATAGTGCCTTCTGGTGCAGGCGAGTTTCCTTTCCGTGGAGGAAGAGGAGGTTTCAGGTTTGCGCCTGACATGACCCCTGGGAGAGGAAGGGGTTTGTTTTCTCGTATTGACGAATCTCGTCGATCAGCAGCACTTACAGGCGGTGCGTTTCCACTGTTGTTTGGCGGTGGTTTTGGTCAGGCAGCTGGTGGCGCTATTGGCGGTCTTTTTAGTGGCAAGTTGTTTGGTGGGCTGACGGTCGCCTTGCAGGTTGCTGGTATGGCGGTCGATTCGTTCGTCAACAGCACGATTTCGTTTGGTTCCAGCCTTGGAGAAACAGATTCAGCGCTTCAGTCAATGACTGAGCGATCTTTGTTTTCAACTCGTGCTACACGGGAGCGTGCGGAAGAGCTTCAGGCGCTTGGCAAAACTCAAGAGCTATCAAAACTGTTGACCGCAGAGCTGGCTTCAACGATTGGCACGGATGGTGTCAAAGCGTTTAAGGACTTAGGCGATGAATCCAGCGAGTTCAACACGTTGGTCAATAAATTGTTTATTTCACTTCAAGCCTTAATTGCGGGGCCACTGGCTGGATTTTTGTCTTTGGTTAATTCGGTGTTGGGCAGGGATGTAAGCGAAGGGGCTATTCGTAACTTAAAAGGAAGTCTTCAAACGCCTGAAGGGGTGGCTGCGTTTGAAAAACGAGTTAGAGAAGTAGCTGGCACTGAAATGAGAACAATTATTAGAGGTCAAGGCGTCACAGAAACGGTAGAGGTGGCGAAAGATCTGTCTTTGGACCAGATTGCAATGCTGAATCAGGAAGTTGTTGAGGGCAAGTTTGGAGAAACTAATTTGCTTGCCAACAAGATTAGACCAAGCAAGCCAAGTCCAAAACGAGGCAAGACAGAAGCAGAACGCCTTGCTGAGAAAGTTGCTGCTGCTGAACGTTCAGCAAAAGCTGTCCAAAGAGAAGCTGACTCGCTGGAGGTAATTACAGGACTGCGAGATCGCATGGCGGCAGCAGAGCTGATTGGCGACAAGCAGACAGCAAATCGTCTCCGCACGTCTATCGAAATTGCTCAGATTGAGGAGCGTCGTAATGATGCACTTGCAAGAATTAACGCCAAGGAACTGCCTGAGGAGACAAAACAGAAGGAGCGTCTTGCATTAAAAAATAAATTCTTAGCGCAGGTCGAAGAGGCTCGGGCAGACGGTGCAAGGCGTTATGCGGAAATCATTAGAGACGAGCAAAACGAAGCATTAAAGGACCAAGCAGAGATTTTAAAAAGAAACTTTGACTTGCAAGAAGAAGAATTTAAGAAAGCTCAAGAACTGGCTAAAGGTTTAACCGATATTGTTAGAGATGGTTTTGTTGATGGCATTAAGGCTGCTGCGGACGAAACACGCAATCTTAGTGAAGCCTTGTCAAACATGTTGAATCGGTTGTCTGATCAGCTTTTGCAGATTGGCGCAAACTTGGCGTTTTACGGAAACGCTCAAGGCACTCTGTCTCAAGGGCAGGGAATTGTTGGGACAATACTTGGAAGTTTGGCATCAGTTTTCAACCCATTTGGCTCTTTGATGGCTCCCGGCGGAAGATATGAGGGGCAATCAGTAACCAGTTTTATTTCTCAGGGCGGTCCTCCTCCATTACCGCCTCTCCCCGGGAAAGCACTTGGTGGAGCGGTTGGCGCAGGTCGGCCCTACATGGTTGGCGAGCGTGGCCCCGAGCTGTTTGTCCCTGGGGCGCAGGGCAACATTGTTCCAAACAACGCCATGAGCAGCACTAGCGTCGTCGTCAACGTCGATGCCTCTGGAACGGAAGTCCAAGGCAATGAAGGCGGTGCTGAACAGCTTGGCCGCTTGATTGGTTCGGCGGTGCAGGCAGAATTGATTAAGCAGAAGCGACCTGGAGGACTTCTTACCCGCTAATGGCTACTTTCCCTTCGATCAATCCAACGTATGGGGCGCGTAAGCGTAGCCGTCCCAGAGTTCGCAACGTCCAGTTCGGAGATGGTTTTTCTCAGCGCCTGACGTATGGCCTCAACCAAGATGCCAAGCAATGGAACCTGACGTTTGAGGTATCAGAGACTGATGCCGACACGATCGAAACCTTCCTTGAAGCACGTGGTGGCGCGGAGAGTTTTGACTGGTCGCCACCGGACGAGACCACAACTTATAAGTGGATTTGCCAAGACTGGTCGAAGTCCATACCGTATTTGAACAGAGCCACGATCACCGTTACGTTTCAGCAGGTGTTTGAGGTATGAGCGAGCTTTTTGAAAATCTGCTTACGTCCAGCCCGTTTGCAATTATCGAGCTGTTCGAGCTTCAGCTAGAGACTGCTATTCACGGCAGCAATGAGACGCATCGGTTTTTCAGTGGCGTAAACCAAAAAACGACCACAGGTCAAATCGTTTTTGGCGGAAACACCTATATTGCGTTGCCTGTTGAGGCGGACGGATTTGAGTTTAAGGGTGATGGAACGCTGCCTCGCCCGACTTTGCGTATCGCTAACACCAACAGTTTTGTCTCAGCTGTGCTGTTGTCGGTAAACGAGACAACACCGGGCAATGACCTTACCGGTGCAAAGCTGACGCGAATCAGAACGTTAAGTCGTTTTTTGGACGCAGAAAACTTTGACAACAACGCTAACCCGTATGGAACGCCAGACTCATCTGATACGGGTCAGATGCCAAAGGAGGTCTATTACGTTGATCGCAAGATCAGTGAGAACCGAGACTTGGTTGAGTTCGAGCTAGCGTCTGTTTTTGACTTGGAAGGCGTTACAGCACCCAGGCGTCTTGCTTTGGATAACATTTGCCAATGGACGTATCGCGGCCCAGAGTGTGGCTATACGGGTGAAGAGTTTACGGAGAACGATGTTGTTGAAGTTACTGTGGCTGCTCCGAACTTGACATTTACGACAGGAGCAAACCAGCTTACGGCTCGTAATAGCTTGTATGAAGGCCAGGAGCTGGTTTCATCTAACGGCTGGTATCGGTTGCGGGTGCAGCCTGACGGCAACTTGGTGATCTATGACAAGGCTGGAACGGTGATATGGACGCACGGTAACGGCACGCCAAGTCCTGCAGCCGACGGACGTTATGAGCTTCGGATGCAAGGTGACGGCAACTTGGTGATGTATAACCGCGATACGAGTGCTGTTGTTTGGAGCGGACAAGATACGCACCTGAAGGGATCGCCAACAGGACTTTCATTTACAGCGTTTTACCCAGCAGATGTTTTAGAGGGGCGCCGTGGTTCGTTTGGTTATGAAGTTAATAATGGGCAGCCGAGCAGCACTTCTTCGACTTCTACGATTCAAAAGACCTACACATTAGGAACGCGAAGTTTGACGGTAAGCCTGGCATTTACCGCTGACGCACTGCCGTCCGATCACTTTAGTAATCAGGATTATGTATGGAGCATTCCATCCGTAACCTTTGTCAGTTCAACAGGTTTGTTTACTCCTAACGAAACTGTCAACCTTAACGAGACAGTAGGCGACCAAAATCCGTTTAAAGACACGTCTTATGGAACGCTAAGTACTGTCGGCATTGCCGTTCAAGTTACTGGCACTACTGGCTTTACCAACAACATTGCTCAGCTGGGTAACGCAGGCAAGCTCAAGGTAATTGTTACTGATGTCAACAACACTGAGATTGACATGAACGGCGTTTACATCAGTGCTGAACCTTCAATCACGACTACCACTAATCTTCCCCCTGAAGACACTTGCGGTAAGCGACTAACCAGTTGCCACAGGCGTTTTAAGGATGATCCGAATGGACTACCGTTTGGGTCATTCCCATCACTTGGCCGCAACATCGGATGACGCAGTGGAAAGCTGATGCACTGACTCATGCGTTAGAGGAGTCACCACGCGAAGCGTGTGGCTTAGTTGTTGTAGTAAAGGGGCGTGAGCGGTACTGGCGTTGCGAAAACTTGTCTAACGACGGCGATTTTTTTGTGCTGTCTCCTGACGACTACGCCGATGCGGAAGAGGCTGGTGAAGTAACAGCTGTATTTCACAGCCATCCCAAGTCCTTAGCACTTGCAAGCGATGCAGACCGCATGGGCTGTGAAAAGTCTGGACTGCGCTGGTATATCTGCAACCCAGGCTCTGGAACGTGGTGCAGCATTGACCCCAATGGCTACAAGGCCCCGTTGATAGGGCGTCAATGGGTGTGGGGCGTATCTGATTGCTGGACGCTGGTACGGGACTGGTATCAAGAGGAGCTAGGCGTTGAGCTGCGTGATTGGGATCGTCCCAGGGACAACATGGCGTTTGATGCTGACCCAATGTTTGAGCGATGCTTTGAGGAGACAGGGTTTTACGACGCAGAAACAAGCCAGCCAGAAAAGGGGGATTTGGTGTTTATGCGTTTAG